TATTGATTCCAGATATGGTTGCTCCGGAAGAAACAACTACATTTCTAATAGTTGCAATTCCAGTAGCAAGATTAATTTGTGATGGTAATCTAGAATTATTTAAAGTGCCACTTGATATATTTGAAGCATTAATCGATGTTATACTTGCACCAGATCCAGAAAAGAATCCTGCCGTGACTATACCAGATGCATAAATGTCACCATCAGAAGTAATTCCTACTCCCTTTTGACCGATTTCTGTTCTTCCACCAACTTGTAAAGATCTGGTTACTCCAGTGGTTGCTATGCCTACGGCATTTCTAAGTGCATAAATGCTCGTAATTCCTGGACCAGAAGTATAATCAACCCACATTGATGTTGGAAGATTAGATAAATAAGATCCGTCTCCTAAAAATCTAAATGCACTAATAATACCTAAAGTGCCGTCTATGGTAATCGCAGATCCAACTCTAACGTCCGAAAATGTTGAAATTCCACTAATAATTAAATTTTTAGATGTTGTTAGACCAGATACGGAAACATTACCGTAAACGTCTAAATCTGTTCTTGGAATGGTTGTCCCAATTCCAACCAATCCAGCAGAGTTTACTAGAAAATTATCTTCATCAACTTGAACACCATTCCTAAAATTAAATGACTTATTATAATTTGCCATTTCTTAGACTTTTTAGTTATTTATCTTTATTTTTTGTAGGCTGTAATCGTCACACAAGAATGATATATTTCTTCGGGAATATGTGTTTCATCATCACAATGAAATCCTTCACCATCGTAGAATTTATTACGAGACATCAACATTTCACAAAGAATTGGATGTAATTTACCAAGATCATTTTTTATATTGTTCCACTCAAAATTTTTTGGTATTCCTACTGGAACTCTAGTTGATAAAATTTTAGAATTATGAATATAGTTTTCCATATATGGTCTAAATTCTTCCACATAAAATGATTTTATATGAAGTGAATTGTCTATTTTTGGTATATTAAATCCTTCACTTGCATCAAAATTATGTTTTTTTAAAGATTCAATAAAAAAATTAACATTCATCATCATACCTAAACTATCACTTTCGTATCCATATTCTTCAGCAAATTTGCTTAACATTTTTTTTGTGTAATACATATGAGATGGTTTATTTTTAATGCATCCAGGATGTTTTGAGAACAAAGTTCCATTAGGTTTTAAAACTCGATGGCACTCTTTGAGTAAATTATTTAAATTTTTAGTATATCCAATAGTTTCTAAAAATAATAAAGTATCAAAACTGTTACTTTCAAATGGAAGACCTGATTCCCAATCAAGAACACTAAAATTGTCTTTATGCTCGGGATTTATTAACTTTGCGTTCTTAATTTGATTTTCTGATATATCAATTCCAGTATAGTTTATATCGGGATTTTTCTGAATTAATTTTTTAAAAAAATATCCAGATCCACAACCGAATTCTAAAATATTTTTTCCTAACTTAGACAATTTTATTACATTATTGACATCTTGATCTACAAAAGATTCTGGGTCAGAGTTAAAATCATCAATTATTAGTGAACCATTATAATAATTTTCGTTATTATCCGCCACCAAATAATTAGAAATTAAATTATAATAATCCTTTGTTTTTATCATTTTTATTTTTATTTATTTGAAATATTTAAAATATCCTGCTGGTCCTAAATTATCATCTTCAAAGTTGTCAGTAACTGGAACAATATTAAAAGAAAATACTATTCTATCTTCATCGGATAAATTTGGATCTGTTTTATGGTTTAACCAAGATGGAAATAAAATTAACATGCCATTCTTAGGAGTCAATCTAAATTTTTGAGGATATATAAAAGTCTTTAAAGAACTTAAATTTTTACAATAATTTTTAAATGAGTATAATTGATCTAAAAATATAATATCTCCACAGTTTTTAGGACATTTTAAATAATATACCCCAGATATAACAGAATTGGGGTGAAAATGTTCTTCAACATTCTCATTTTTAGAGTAAATATTGAACCAACAATCCATCCATTTTAAGTTGATTTGATCTTTATGCTCTTTATTGCATAAATGTTTAGCAATAGTAATATTAAAATATGAAATAAGATCTTTAAATTGATTATTTTCTAATAAAGATTCGTGATTATAAAATGAAGTATATCCATTTGTATCTGATACATAATGGTGTTTATGAAAATCTCCATTATGAATTTTTATTGATTTATTTTTATAATCATAAACTTTATCAATATACTCTTCATATATTTTTTTATGATCCTTTTCATCTGTTTGAATAACTATCAAAGGAGATGCGAATAAATTTAAATCGTATCTTTTTTCCATGAACTTAATTAAATATAAGGATTAGAACATCCATAGCTTCTATAAAATTTTATAGTTGGATTTTGGTGTTTGTAAATTTTAATTTTTAAATGAAAATGAAATTTATTAGGACTATAATTTTCAAATAATCTGTCATATTTTTCAAAAAAATTCGAATTGACGTTTGAAAAATTATTTTTAAGAATATTTACACAATGTTCAAAATTTATTTTTGAATATTTTGGAACAATTTCAATATTGATATTTTCATGAATGATTTCACCAGATGGGAAAAAGTCAAACGCATATATTACGTTTGAAAATTCATTTTTAAATAAATTAGTTATTTCGTAAGATTTATTTTTTAATTCATGAGGTATTTTTTTAAATTCATTAATTCCAAATCCACACTTAAAATTTGTTGGTTTTTTTAAATTTACAATCAACTTAGTAAAATAATTATATTTGTATTTTGTATTGATAAAAAAACTATTATTTACTTTCTTATAAATTTCGTTTTCGGCTCCATCTAGAGTAATATGAAAATATGGGTCTTTAATAAATTTATTTTCTGATGTAATTGCTTTGTGAAATCTCGAATCATTTAAAACATGAAAAATATTTTCTTCCAAAAATATATTATTAATTTTTTCTTGTGCTTTTTTTAATTTTCCAAATGAATTAAAATTTTCCCAGAATTTAAAACAAAAATGATAGGAAACGTGATTTGAAGTTAAATCCCTTTCAAACAAATAATATACGTTAGTATTCATATGTAATTTCTTTATTAGAAATACTATTAATATCTATTCCAGTCCAAACTGTAATACTATACCTATTTCCTGAGGTGATTGGAGTTACTCCATGATAAAACATCCAATTACTAGGAAATATAATTACATCTCCAGTTTTAAATTTAAATGTTTTTTTAATAGAAGGAAATTCCAATTCTCCTCCTTCATAATATTCATTTAAATATATACACACTGTAAGTAATCTTGAATAATTTGTATTCTCAGCGTAATGATCATGATGAATTTTAAAATGATCATCTTTTGTATATTTTAAAACTTGATAATGATAATGATTTATAGAATCTCCATAAGAATAATAAAAAGATTTAACTTCCTTAGTATATTTTTTAATAACAATATTTAAAACTTTATCTATTATTTTTCTAATATAGAGATTAAATTTTTCGTTTTGGGACAAATCCAAAAATTCCCCAGATCTTATGAGATTAGTTAAATTATTACAAAATCTCATTTTATTTGGATATGTTTCTAATAATAAAGATAATTTTTTACAGGTTTCAATATCTAAAACATTATGATATACTTTAACATAATCTTCAATATTTAAATAAAATTTATCAGACTGAATATCTAAAATTAAAGATTTATAATTTTCATTATATTCTGATCTATATTTTTCATTAAAGAAAACAGATACTATTGGTGGAACTTCTGATTCATTTTTCATTTTCTATTTTAATATCAATTGCTATGAATTCAAAATCTTTGTTTGAATAGTTGTCTGCAGAGTGTTTGACATTTCTAACATCAAAAAAGTATATTTTACCTTTTTTCCAAACAATTTTTTTATCGTCATATGTAAAATAAGCTTTAGTGTTCATTAATGGAATATGTACTCGGAAAAATTCTGGTCCCCAATATGAATTATCACAATGTGGAGTAACATGTTGACCCGCAGGAACAATAATTTTAGTGAATGCAATAATCCTGTCACCCTTCATATATTCTTCAACATCTTTATTTGTAAAAGGTATGAATAATTTATCTGGAATTTTTCTTGGTAATTTTTTAAATGCATATTGAACTACACCACTTTTATCACTCGTATTCCATTCAATGTTTATTTTTTTTGAAGCATCAAACTTTTCTTCCATTATTTGTGATTTTAAATTATTTAAATCTTTAAATAATTTAAAATAATATTTTTTAGAAAAATCTATCATATTTTTTCATATGCTTGCATATTGACATTTACAACTTTATCAAATAATATATCATTGTCTTTATTTCCAGTATATGAATATTCTCCTTCATAATCTTGGCAATATTCATATAAAATATCAAAAGCAATAATCACAAATTCTTCATCATATGATTTATTAATTCCGCTATGAGGTTCATAGATGAAATCAAGTATATATGGTTGCCTTTCTTTACATTTAATTGTCCCAAAATTTGCAGTAATATAACTATCTTTAGATTTTAACGGAACAAATATTCTAAAAGTATTTTTACCAAAATATGCCGGGTCTTTATGTTTCTTAATAATAGATCTTGGTCCAAAAGTATTAATGCTGATTAATAAAATATTATTATCAAAAACTAATTCTTTAAAATCATAATTAAAAAAACTATTTAAACATATTCCGAAAGATGGAGATTTTATAACTTTAAAAGTCCAATCTCCATATCCATATTTTATAGGAACTTTATACGTTTCAATTTTAGAAAAATCTTCTATAACAAGATCTTTAGATATGTTTTTTATTTTATTGTAATATCCCTGAACATAATTCGAGTCTATATTTAAAAATGGTCTATTCATACTGAATTTTTAATTCTACACTATCCAATTCATCATTAAGTAAAGTTTCAAATACTGTACTATTTACATTATTTGATAATTCTTTATTTTGTTGAGTGTAATTTTCAGTAATATTTTTAATTTTTTTAAACACAAATACTGCACATTCCAAATATTGATTAGGATAATAAGATTCTGGCGTCATATTTGTAATGTGTTCAATGTAATTTGTATGGTTATTTGCTAAAGATTTTACTTTACAAAAAGTTTTATTATAAGTTGATGTATCATATTCAGGAACTTCGAATTTTTCCAATTCAAATCCATTATCTAAAAATGTTTTTTCAATTAAATCTTTATCTGGCAACATTCCTAAAGAATTCTTTGAGTATCCATATTCAGATTCTATTAAAGAAAATTTTTCTTTAAATTCTAAATATTTTTCTTCATTTACTACAATTCGTATTGGATTTTTGATAATAATATGACCACCTATTTTTACTCCACTAGAAATATTTTGGACAATTGTTTCTAAATCTTCACCATATCCAATACTTTCTATAAAATAAATCACATCAAAATATGGTTCATATGAAAAGAAATTATGCATATCAACTTGATCAAAAGACTTTCTATTGTAGTCTGTACTATTTTTTGCATTATTTAATTGGGTTTCTGAAATGTCAATTCCATAATAACGAAATCCTCTGTAATTTTCTACAGAAGAAAGATAATTTACAAATTGACCATTTCCACATCCAACTTCAGCAATAAAAGTTTCACTATTAATATCAATTAAACTTGCAAGATATGAAAAATTTTGTATTTTTAAACTCTTACTTTTACATTTTGGATTTTTAATTAAAGCAATTTGATATCCTTGAGGGAAATTTTTATTAATACTTTGTGCGTGCGTTTCGTAATAATCTTCGGTAATTTTTAAATACTCATCTCCATCAAAATTTGAAAAATTATCTTCTTCATAATTTGATAATTGTACATCTTCTATTTGTTTGGATTCTTCCCCAATAGATTCATTAATGTCTATTGTTTCATTTGTTAAATTAATATTATCTAGAATTTCTAATTGGTCATTATTCATAGTAAAATTCCGGTACGTTGACGTTAATTGATCTGTAATATTTTATATTGCTTATTTTATTTTTTTTAATTCTTATCTTAATATGAGAAAATTTTTTAAATTTTAAAAAATATTTTTCAAATTCATTAGAACAAACTACACCATATCTTTTCAATGTATTTATAAAGTGCTTAGAACTTGATATTGATCTATCTGGATAAAGTTCTAAATGTAAATCTTCAAAATTTGCCGTTTCTTTTTCTACATCAAACCCAATTGCAAAAAATGAAGGATTAAAATCTTTGATTATCGAATTAATTTTTTCATGATCAATATTAAAATTTTGTAAATTTGGTCTAACGTAAATTTCTCGATGAATTAAATTTTCTTTTTTTACATCATTTAAATTAATTGAAAAAGAATCTGCAATTCCGTGTTTTTTTATTCCTAAA